AAATGTCAATATGTTCAGGTTGAAAACTTGCAGTGTATTGCAATGGTCCACTGTTGCTATAATCTGCTCTATCATGGTTACTGTTCAGCATCATACAATTGTACAGTCTAAACGTTCTGCCACCTTGTGCAGTATCATGATTGTGTATTCTAATCTCTTCAAAGAAAAATCTAGCATTATCAGGCACTGCTTTGGCACCCATTACTTGGAAGGATCCATTCTCATAGTCAGGATTGGTTACACTGTAACCGTTGAACGGACTTTCGCCAAGTTCATGTCCATGGAAATAATGTCCTCCATATGCTTTCATTAGTGTTTGAAATTGATTGTCTTTGGTGTCGTAAAACATTATGTTTACTGCACCTGGTGTCATTCTAGTTGGAATGTAGCGCATTCTGTTGTATTGATTCATTGCCCTGACATCATAATCAAAGTCGGGCAAACTTACACTGCTTACTCTGTTGAAAGTAAAGTTACGACCAAAACTATCATCTCCCATAGCAACGTTTTCATTCAGTATAAATTGAACACTAAACTGAAAACTTTGCCTTGGAAGTTTTGTATGTACCGAATCATCTGCACCAAAGTGTTTTGCGGCGGCATTATAGGGGCCGGTATTATAGATTAAACCCATTAGCCTACCTCTTTATTAGCCTTGGCCACCAGTAGCGTTACTTACTGTTTGGTCGATATCTGCGCCTGTCAATGTAGCATTGCCTGCGGCATCAAAAATTTCTGCGTTGTCGTACTGCACTTGAATCTGTACTGTAACTTGACCGCTGTTTGAATAATCCATGTCACCATAGTTGATATTTGTAATATAACAACCTGCTAGTTCAAACTTATCTAGTACACCTGGTGTTGGGTTTGCACCGTCTAGTGTTTCTACTGTCATTTTGAACTTATAGCTAGCGCCTGCTCTGCTACTTGCTTGGTTCGCATGGTCAACTTGTAAATTCATTTGGTTGTTCAACTCTCTTAGTGTTGAACTGTCTACGTCATCACGTAGTGATACTGTAATTGGTTCCCAAGTGTGCTTACCTGCTAGGTAGATTCTACTGTTATACGCATCCAATTGAATTGGTTCATGCGACAGTGTAGGTCTACTTACTGTAATAACATTTCTAGTTGGCTCTGCACTAAACGCATCGCCTGCAAAAATTACTCTAAAGCGATAAGCGAGCTTGGGCATGATTGTTGTGGTGTTTCCTGCATTGTCTGGAACACCTAGTGTTGTTAGAACTGCCATATTAGTCTCCTCTATATACCGGCTATACATATTTATGTTTTTTGCTCAAAAAATTAGGCGCCCTGGAGCGCCTAATTATGTATTATGTTAACTTTTTTTAGTTTGTTGTTGCCAAAGTGCCTGTATTTACAAGTCTAATTGGAATATAAATGAATTCCGCAGTCTTTGTTGGCTCAATTGCAACATCAACATACATTTCGTTTCTGTCAATTCTTGCTGGAGTGTTGTTGCTCTCATCACAAACCACTGCAAAGTCATTTAGACCTCTACGGCTTAGGATATCTGCAAGGAATCTTTCAAACGCAATTTTAGCACGTTCACGTGTTTGTGCATCATTGACTTCAAACAAGAACGGACGAGCTAGTTCGTCGAAACGATCTCTTAGGTATGCTACCAATCTTGCAACATTGACTCTGTCCAACGCACTTGTTGAACTGTGTAGAGTTTTTTGACCAAATACAATTGTACCTTGTCCTGGGAATGTTGTGATTGGGTTTAGTTTAGCAGTGTACATGCTGTCACGTTGTCCTTGACTTAGACTTAGTGATTTGAACTCACCTTCTGTAGTGATGTGTCCAACCGCTGTAGCATTTTGTACTAGACCACGTGTGTTACCTGCTGGTGCAAACCATTGAAAACTAATGTTGTCGTTGTATGCATATGTGTAAAGTGCCATATGACTTGGAGGAACAACAACTGTGTTACCATTTAGTGGTTCAGTTGTTTGTCCTGCTGGATAGTAAACTGCACTGTATGTGTTTTTAGTTACTAGTCCATCTTCGCCATTTTCACTTGCATTATTTGAGTTGTTTACCCACGTAATAGCAGTTGTTGCATCTTTACGCATTGGTGTGTCAACAATAATAAATGCTGTTTCGCCTCTATCGCTGTTTAGATTGACCATTTCATCTGTCAACTCAGGATAGTTTGGTGCGGCAATAAGACTAAATCTATTGCTTGGATCTCTGAGATCTGTACCTACGGCTACTGCTTGCATTTTAGTTGCAATAACACCACGTTGTGCAAAACGACCAAAACGACCACTGCCGTCTGCATGATTTGCAACACCGCTTCTCCAAGCTGAACCATTCCATTCTCTAACTGTGTTCTTACTTTGTGCCATGTTTACTACAACCATGCCTACTGGATAAACAGCATGATTTGGTGCTCCAGTGATAGTAGTTGCATTACCGCCATTGGATGTATCTGCGGCTGTATCTGTAATATCAGCAAACAACACACCTGTGCTTGTAGTTTGATCTGTGTTAGTATGTGTAACCCAAGCACCTGCACCTGCGCTGTATACTTTGATTACAGGATATGCACGTTCGTTTGCTTGGTTCTCAGCAACCAATGTTGTGTCAACCCAAACATCTCCGCCACCTGGTGCTGTTGGAGCAGTTGAACTATATGTTGCAGTAACAGGAGTAAATCCGCCTGCTTGAACACTGTACAAGTCTAGTGAATTGAGTGTGTTATCAAACCAATATGTACCGCTAGAAACTACGGCTGTTGGTACTGCATCTTGTGCAATAAGATCAGTTGTTGTAAAGTTGCCCACTGCACCACCTGTAGTGATTTCACGTACAACAATAGTCGCTTTGGTGTTTGCTTGTTGGTCAAGTAATAGATTGCCAACAACCGCTGAAGTTGTGTCTAGTACAGTTGTGCTTGTTCCATCTTGTGGTACAAAGTCACCAATTGCGCCAGGACCATCTGCTTGAGTTGTGCTAACACCTTGTACTGCTTTTACACTCCAAGAACTAGATGCATTTGACCATGCATAAAATTTTAGGTCAATACCATTACCTGGTCTTGTAGTTTTTACCCAAATGTCATTGTTACTTGGGCCTACTGGTGCGCTGTAGTGTTCGTCATAAGCTACGGCTTCGCCACTGCTTAGTGCGCCGTCACTGTCTAGGATTTCCCATGCACCGCCTACACCATAAAAATA